GAGGCGCTTACAGGGCAAGTTAGATAATCCGTTCACCTTCCACGATTTGAAGGCTAAGGGTATAACGGACCATAAAGATAACCATGGTGGGCATCGTTCGCCGCAGATGCGAAAGACGTATGTTCGTCAGCTACCAACAATCCCTGCCACACGGTAGGGAAAGAGCGGCTGAAAGCCGCATTAACACGTCACAAAAGTGAAAGGTTTTTCCCTAGTGTTTCCCCCCGAAAGCATGTAGTAGCATAGACCTCCGGTGTTGGACCGTCTGACTGTTAATCAGCGGGTCGCTGGTTCGAGCCCAGCAGACGGAGCCAACATATATGCGGCTGACACGGATGTTAGCCATTGCGAGTAGGGGTTTCTAGGGAAAACAGTCGGGAAATTACAAGAAATCTAGTAGCGCATTGGCCCGCGTCATAGCAGTCGGGTCTTCCTCTCTCCGGTTTACCGTCTCTAGGTATTCCGTCAGTCCCTCAGGGAACAGCAGGCTTGCAGGGCTACCCTCCAGCCTCCTCTCTATACCTCTCAGTCCCATTGTCACATCTGACAGCGTTTCACTTCGGGGCGAACTAATCATTCCACTACTTTTGATGTGCGGTGCCATCAGGCCAGCCGCCGCCAGACCTACACCAGCCACAGGCAACAGAGCGTCCAGCGTAGCCTCGCCCCTCTCCTTACTGCGGTAGTCAGGGCCACGTGAGAGACGCGTCAGCGTCCAGTCGCGCAGTGCTTCCTGAGCGTACTTACTCTTGTTAAATCGCGCGTCTTTGGAGATAGGGCCAATCAGATCTTTGATCTGTTGCTTGTAGAAGGCTCCCGCTGGTCCGCCATCGCGCTTGTGCGCCTCCTTGATCATCTTGTTGTACGTGCTGAAGCTATCGTCGTGCATAGCCTGCTTCATGGCTGAACTGGGAGTCAGGCCAGCCTGCTGTGCTCGCATGAGGCGCTTGTACAGGTCTCCAGCAACATCTCCACCAGCAGACAGTATCTTCAGCGGAGTAGCCTCCGCCTCCTCTGGTGCTAATGCGGCACCACCAGCCAGCGCGCTGGCAACCAGACCACCGCCCATGATGTTTGACCCGTTGTAGTCAGGATCAAACGCGGCCATGGTCGATCTTATCTTCACATCAGGTCTAGTCCCGAGCACGTTCTCTACCGTGCTAGGCTCGAACGCGCCATCAGCGTCGAAGTCATCTTGGATGTTAGTGAACCTAGACCCCTGCCTAGTCCCCTCATCTTTTATGCTGGACGATATACCGTCCGTGCCTGAACTCCATGCGCCCTCGTACTGCTTGTCAGTGAAGTCTGGGAAGTCTGATCGCTCTGCGTAGATATCCTCGAAGTGCTGACCCTTGGCGTCCATCTCGAACAGGTTATTAGCGTTATGCCGCAACGGAGTGACTTGGCCTTGCTTTATCGCATAGTCATCCAGCACTTCGTCGTAGTACTCACCACCCATGGCGTATGTTTGCGCCACTTCAGGATCGTCAGTCATCCACAGGTCTTGATTGCTTCTGGGCGTGTTGCCGTCCGCGTGGCCACGATACATATCTGGACCCATGCCCATAGCGTCAGCGCGAGCCTGCCTGCTGGCTTCGTCCATCGGCAACAGCCCGTCGCTAATCTTCTTGGCCACCAGATCGGGGTAGCCAAGTTCGATCAGTTCATCTACTCCCTTCTTCGCTAGGCTAAACAGACTCATAGGAACGGCACTCCACGCCAGAGTATGTCGTTCAGCCCGTCCTCGATCTGAGCGCGAGCCGTGTTGTTAAGGTCTATGTCCTTATTGGTCGCCTTCGTTCTATCCTTCAGCTTCCTATCGTTGCTCTTCATCTTGTCGAACGCGCCCAGAACCTGACCAGTCACAGCCGCGTTGTTACCCCACAGTGCGTTAGCCGCCATGGTGTCAAGGTGGTTGTTAGCCTGCTGGGTAAGACCCCTGAAGCTGGTCACCTTACCGTCGCCGTAGAAGGCGTTCATGTAGTGAGCAAACAGAGCCAGTTCACGCGGGTTGGTGCCTTGAACAAAGTTACCGTTCTCATCCCTGACAAGGTTCAGTTCATTCATCTGGCCGTCAGTTACATGGCCCACGTAGTTGCCGTCCTGATCACGCTTGTTGGACTCAGCGACTAACTGCTCATCCATTCTCTTCAGCGTCTCATCAAGGTTGACACCTGAGTCGTAGTTACTGGTCAGCTTTCGAGAAGCGTTAGCAACCTTGCGCCATTCTTCGCGGGTGAAGTTCGACTCATTCAAGTCAATCTTCGTCCCAGTAGCGTCTGCCAGTTCCTGCATACTGGTGATCACAGATGACAGGCCATCGTTAGCGGCACCGTACTCAGGCGAGATAGTGCGCGCGGTATCATTAACCATGCCAGACATGCGCTTGATAAGAGCCGTAGACAGATCCCCAGAGCCTTGGTTACGAGCGGCACCATACCCAGCCTGCTGGAGAGAAATCTTGAGGTTGTGCAAGTCCTCGAACGTGGCGTAGTTAGATCGGGCGTCACGTATGCCAGACTGAGTAGTCGTGCCTTGCATGAATCTTTCCACCGCCCTTATAACTTTGCCTTGGCCGTTGAAGACCTTAGAGTCTTGAAGTGACTTTTTATCTATGGTGCCAGTCGTTGGATCCCATTTGATGCCGTACTCTCTCAGCATACCTGCTACGTTTTGTTGCAGTTCGCCAGTCAGGGTCCGCACGTTGTTTGAGTCCATCTGATCGACGGCCTCCATAGCCTTGCTCATATCAGCAAGGTACGCCTCACCAACCTGTCCCAGTGTCTCTGAGCGAGACGCGAACTCATCAGCAATTACGTTGTAGGGCGAGTGTTGCGCGTTGACACCGTTCTGAGACGCCTTCGCCTCTTCCTGCATCTTCTGCATCTTCGCCTTGGTTGCTGGGTCAGCGTTCTTGAACGCCTGAACGTGCTCAGGTGCCATGAAGACAGAGCCAGACACCATGAGGTCTTCTGCTGACTTGTCACGGGTCAATCCGGGGTACATGGCCCCATTCCACTGCTGGTCAGGGTTGCCCATCCTAGTCGGGTCGCCTTGGCCGCGCGTCATATCCAGCGCTTGTTCAATCTCTGCCGCCTTCTTGTCTGGCACAGCACTAATCCTTGACGGGTTGGGCAATACGCCCAGTGCAGGCATGACAGGCTCAAGCGCCTCCAGCGGTGCCATAGCGCCGCCTAGTGCTTCGGTGAACTCTTGGCCAGCCTCAGTTCGAGGCGCATAGGTCAACGCACCAGCAACCTCGTTAGCCCTTCCAGCCATGTTCTCAGCCATCTCACCAGTACCAAACTCCATACCTCGAATACCACCACCGACAAGACCGTCAATAGCCCCGTAGACGTGGCCAGCGGTCCCGCCAATGGCACCAGTGGTCATTGCGGCCGCAGTCTCCAGCATCCCAACAAAGGTGTCCTTGATGCCGTACTTGTCCTCCTTCTCTGCTTTAGCAGGCATAGGCGCGCCCACTAGGTCAGCCCCAGTGGGTATGTCCTCATTCTTCTGCTGAGAAGCTAGGAATTGCTCGTACAGAAACTGTTGATACAGTTCTTCATCGCGTGTAGGCATTACTCATGTCCCTGTAATTTCTTCCACTCTATGAACGCTGGGTCTTCAAGAGGGTTAATCTCTACCCCAGTATTCTCGCCAGCGGGCTGTGCGGGAATTCTCGCACCGTACACAGTGTTCTCAATCGCCTCGATGTCGGGTCTCCAGCCAGCCATGCCAAACATCTTGCCCTGATTGGTTTGCAGGTGATCTAGCTTGGAATCAGCGACAGCACTTGAGACGCTACGCAAGTTGTTGACGGAGGTCAGGTACTGCACCCACGCCTCTTTGCTTGCGTTGTCTTTCGGAGCGCCCCTCATGACGATATCCACGTCCTTGTCGGTTGCTGGGCCGGGAGGTAGCAATCCAATCTGCTGAAGGTTTCTGATGTTGATTGCGTACTTTTTAGCCCACGTCTCTCGATCAGTGTCACCAGTGATGCTCTCCTTCCAGAACTCTTCGAGGTTGCCAGCCAAACCAGCAGTCCAGTCTTCGTCTTTGACCGCCTGTACGGCATCAAGAGCAACGCCAGCCTGACTGAGCGCAGATCTTTCCAGCGTGTATTCGCTAGACGCATCCTTCCACAACTGAGAGTGATCATTAGCATCAATGACCCACTCTTTCGGGTACTGGCCCTCAGGCAACATGGTTACCTTTGGCTCACTGCCATCCTTCGTCATTTGTCGATAACCGAACTGGCCATTGTCATCTATGAATGGCTCCGCATCGAAGTAAATGTTACGCGCTGACGCGCTCGCAGTGTTGCCAGATGCGTTAGCGAACATGGGGTCACTTGCTCGCATGGTTGCTAGGTCATCGAACGACAACTTCTGGCCAGTGTTCACTTGCCAGTCGAGGACGCCTTGAAGATTGTTGGTATCGTCGCCGTCACCAAAGTTATCGACCAGTTCTTGGTTATAGCCCAAGTGCGACTCACGCAATGCTTCTGACGCACGGGCCGCAGTCTGGGCATCCTCGTACTTCTCCGCACGCGCTATGTGGGCCTTGCGAGCCGAAGGCGAGAACAGAGAGTTTACTCCAAGGATGTTTTTGGCCCAGTACTCTCCAGTGCTTTGTTCGGCCTTTTCTTTTTCCCAAGGCGCGACTGGTGCCTCCAAGTACCCTGAAAGGAGGCTCGCTTTAGTGTCTTTGTTCTGGGGATCGTAACCTTCAACTTGAGCCACATTCTCTGGCTCTGCGGCCCTCTTCTTTCTGCGCTTCTCCTCCGCGCTATCGAATGGATCCCATCCTTCACTCAGAAATCCCATCATAGGTCATAACTCCGACCCGCCCCACGTCGGCGGTTCATATCTAGTCCTAGAAACTCATCTGCCCTCGCGCGCCGCTCATCACGTCGGTCAATGCGTTCCTGCCTTTTGGACATCCAACCCTTCAGCGCTCCCTGAGCCTCTGGGCTTAACTTAGACGCCCAAGGTGGTAGTTCTGGACCTTCATCCGCAGGTGCCACAGGAGCGGCAGGAGCCGCGACAGCAGGCTCTTGAGAAGGAGACATCATCATCGCAATGTCTCTATCACCAGCGGGGCCAGCAGGAATCATCTCAGTGCCAGTCTGGCTCATGAAGTGAGCCTTGGCTGGATTGACGCCGCCGCCAAAGATGCCAGCGACCTTGTTATCCATCTTATCGACGAAGCCATCCATGTTGGACATCATCCCATCGATCATGCCCATCATACTGCTCTGGCCCTGCTCACGAGTGTGCATAGGGTTCTTAGCCATCATGTTGTTCATGAGGTTGGTCGAGGTAGCCGCGTCATGAGACGTGCGGCCGCTATTGGTGTTGCTCTTTCTTCTATTCTTGCCCATGAGTCACTCCTTAGACGTAGCTGAATCCAGCGTTAGCGTTCCAGCCGTTAGACGCGCCCTGACCTACGTTAGAGCCGTAGTTGTTAGAGCCCGTGTAGCCGCCAGACTGATTCATGCCGTAGTTGACAGAGTCGCTGAAGCCACTGCTAGAGGAACTGTTCGATGAGCCACCAGAAGACTGAGTCAGCGTGGTAGGTCCACCAATGATCTGGCCATACATGCCAGTAGCGTTCAGGCCAGCCATTGCTGGATTGAACTGGTTCATCGCGTTCTGTTGCATCGCGCCAGTGTTGGCTACACCAAACTGCTGATTGCGATCCATCATGTTTGCGAGGTTCATCTGGTTCTGGACGCCTTGGTTATGAGCGCCGAATCGAAGCTGGTTCATGCCCTGCATCGTCTGCTCATCGACGTTGTTAGCCATCTGGTTGGCTGAGTTGTGATACCCAGTCGAGCCAGACATGCCAGACGCCGCCGCGCGAGCGTCGAGCCCACCAAGATTCTGTTGCTTGATCTTGTTGGCATCGCTCATCATGTCGCCAGCGAGGGCGTTCACGTAGCTGTTGGGGCCAACCTGACCCTGCAAGCCAGAAGCGAATCCGCCCTGCGTCTGATTGCCGAAGCCAGCCGCGCCTTGGTTGTAGGCGTCGTTGACCTGACCCTGAACCATAGGTTGCATTTCATTGATCTGGCCAATGGCTTGCCCGTACTGGTCAGTAGCGGATCCATAGACGTTCTCTAGGTGCGGCTGTTGCGCGCCCCACACATCCTGACTGGATTGGTTAAACGAACTGCCAGACGAACTAGACTGGTTGCCAGACTGGGTCTGACCGAAGTTCATCCCTACGGATGCGTTAGCCCCATTACTCTGGCCAGTGTTCTGACCGACACTGCTATTTTGAGAGGAATTTTGTCCACCTCCACCTTTAACACCCATAATTATAACTCCACAAAAGTTTGAGTTGGTTTGAAACCTTCGTTACGAAGGAAGCGGTGCCACCCTTTCCTTCCCCCGCCGCGTGCGACATCGCACATGTACATTTCCTTCATCATCTTTATGTGATCAACGATCTCAGTCGTATAGTCGCTGAGGACGTTGTACTCACCTCCAAGACAGGGCAACTCCAAGTACCGTCTGCCCGTTGGTGCCACGTCGATACAGCACGTCATGCACCCAATAATTCTTCCGTCTAACCTAAATAACAGTAGCTGTTGCTGGCCGTTGATTAGCTGGCCACGGTAATACTCTCTACTGCACTCACCGTAGGTGGCCTCTGCGGCCTCCGTCACGTACTTGTCTATGTACTCCCAGTGCTCCCACACTGAATCAGTCGGTACGTGCTCTACGTTAAAGTTAGCTTCTTCCATACGAGATCTCCATTCTCCTCAACGCACCCGTAGAATCCTTCCTCACGGACATAAACTATTGCACCCATCTCTAGGCGTAACGGCTGTTGACCTATCACTGGCGCAATGAAGCGCGAGAGATGTGAGTCAATGCCGTAGAACTGCCTGTCTAAGTACTCGCCTAGCACCTCATCCACATCGGGCGGTACTGGCTCTGCTCTATAAGTCATCTTGTACCTGCTGGTTGCCATTCAATATCTACACCGCTGATATTGAAGTTGCCGTTGGTTGGTCCCTCTACTCTCCAAGAGTGAAGTTCACCAGTCGTTCTAACGTCCACCTTGCGATCAGTCGCGGGACTAAAGTCTCGCTTATCCCCCGCCCACCGTGCGGCGTCACCAGCGTAGTGGTGAGAGCCCACGTGAACCTTGACAGGAGTCTTGCCCTCAACCTGCGGGTACAGGCGCGTGATAGTGCTCACGTCCTCGTGGCCCACGATTGGCATGTGCGTCCTCTCTACGAACGTCAACAGGTCAGCCTCATCAGGGTTCTGGGTGTCGATGTTGTACACGTCAGGACCAGACGCCCCTACCAGCACACCGTCAAACGCCTGCCTATTGGCAGTCGCCCAAGTCTGGCGCTCGTTGGCCCAGATGCCTTCCCATCCGTCCCACGGACTAACCTCAGTAGGCTGGTTACCGTAGCAGGCGTGAGAGAACGTGCGCTCAGTGCTCAGGTCTCTCAGCGACCATGTGTTGTCACGGTAGTTGTACACGTAGGCCATGTTTGGTTCGTCGTATCCTTCCTCAGCAACACAGAACCAAATCTCACCCATCGTCTTATGGTGGGTAGCGAACGACGTATGACGTGCGTCCTCGTTCAGCGTGCTGGCGAAGCGCTTGCGGAGCCTATCGTGCAACAGGCTCTGCGCTTGGTTACCGTCGAACATCAGGATGTCTTCGTTGGATATGAAGTAGTGTCGGCCAGAGACCTCCACCAGCGCGTCACGTCCAATGAGTCCAGCGTTCTGGCTAAGGGTTCTCCTGCGCCATACGAGTGCGTCACCTGTAAAGTCAAGCACATTTAGTGCCTTGTCGCTGTAGATCACAAAGCTGTCACGCAGGCTCTCAGCGCCTACGATCTTGCCACCGCGCCCAAGGGTTACGAATCCAGCAAGCGAGGAGCGATCAACGTCTGGGCCTTCCCACGTATACGGTACGCCGTTAGGCTCACAGGGGTGAGACCAGCGAACGCGATCTTCGTAGTAAGTGGTCAGGCCAGTGGCTGGATCTGGCTCCGTCATGCCCATGGCGAAAACGAAGTTCTTGTGCGACTGAATTATTCTTGCTGATACGCCGCGATCTTCCCAGAGATCACCATCCTTGCCGCCTGCTACCCATGGCAACTTGATGGCCTGCTCCGCGCCAGTGCTCCAGTCAGTGAAGTAGACGGGGTTGAGCGACGGGTTGTTGATAAACGTCACCTGACCAATCTGGCAACTGGTCCATGCGTGCTCATCTACTTCCCTGCCGATATCTAGCACGGTATGAAACTTCTGGTCAGTATAGCTTTCCAGAGTCGAGTCGGTGCAGACAATCCAGCTACTATTGCCCTCGAAGTCACTGCTCTGCAAGATGTGACCAATGTCGCCAGACGCAGACCCGTTGACGTTGACCATCTTGGAGCCGCCAGACGATTGGATCTTCCCAGCCATGACCCGGAAGTTACGTCCATCAGTTAGCGCGTTGGGCGGCAAGTCCCATGCGGCCACGTCAGATATGACCCCAGTAGCACCTATGCCGCGTACATTGATCAGCATTACGCTTGGTTCTCCACCTTATGCGACAGTTCTTTCACAGCTTCCAGCAGAAGCACGCACAGGCGTGCGTAGTCCACAGCCAGATAGCCGTTGTCAGTTTGTTGTACCGCCTGAGGGAACACGGCCTGCACCTGTTGCGCTGAGACGCCAGCCTGCTCCATGTAGGGCATACCGCACTCCACGCCCTGCTCGTTGGGCAGATACGTGAAGGTGTCCAGCGTCTTGACCTTGTCCAATGCGTCATCAATAGTCGAGTGCTTTGTCTTCAGGCGCTCATCAGATTGGCTGATCACGTTACCGCTTGCGTTCAAGTTCGCGCAGGTGATGTTGCCCGACGTATCAATCGTGACACTGTCAGTCTCACTCCAGCGCCCATCTACGTTATGAACAATAGAGAACTGCTCTAGTTCTGGGTAGGCCATAGGTGACTGAGGTCGGTCAGCCTCTGGGAACGTCTTCTTCAAGACGTGCTTAATTAGACGCAGGTGGTCATCGCCAGACGATATAGAGTCCTGTGCGGTTGGCCAGTCCTTGTCGAGACCATTGATGTGATCTGTTTTTTCAATTGGCATTGCATTTCTCCAGCTTCAAGGGAGTGAAGCCACACTCCCTAGTACCCACATCATTACGTGGGACCACGTTCCAGTTGTCAG